TACGCAAGCGCCATCTGCGCCCGCGCGCCTTGCGCACGTGCCATGGGGGTCTCCTCGATGTTGGGGGTGTCAGGCCAGGGGGCCGGTGGTGGTGTAGTGCAAGACGACGGTGATCACCGCCGCCTTCAGCGCCGCCGCGCCCTCGATGGGCATATCGACCGAGGCCGGGGCCTCAGGTTCGACCCAGTCGCAGAGGCCGCCAAGCGTGCGGTCGGCTTCCAGCGCGGTGCCAATGGCAGCGATCAGGGTGTCGAAGGCACTGGCTCGACCGGTGCCAGCCTGGATGACGACCTCCAACTCGGCGCGGTGCTGATAGTGGTAGCGCAAGGGTGACAATGTGACCTCTGGCTCGCCCGGCTGGCCATCGCGCATGATGATCAGGCCGGACGCCGGGATCCGCTCTGGCAAGACATCATCGCGCAGAGTGAGGGCGGCAAGGGGCTGCAACCGCGCAAGCAGCGCGGCGAGGACGGTTTCTCGGGTTGTGGGCATGACGGCGCACTTCCTGAATTGTGACTTCTGTGACGGTCGCGGATATGCTAAAGGTATTACCCATGACTACCCGCTTGGAGCAGCACCTATGAACGCCGTCCGCCCCATCGCCGTAAAGCTCGATCAGGATACCCGCGACCGCCTCAAGCGGTTGGCCGATGCGAAGGATCGCTCCACCCACTGGATGCTGCGCGAGGCCGTGGCGCAGTTCGTAGATCGCGAAGAGAAGCGCGAAGCGTTTCGGCAAGCCGGGCTGCAGGCCTGGCAGGAGTATCAGGCGACTGGCAAACACGTGACCCATGACGAAGCCGATGCCTGGCTTGCCAAGCTGGCAGCGGGCGAAGAGGCGGCAGCACCTGAATGCCACGACTGATCTGGTCGCCCGCAGCGCTGCGGGATGTCGAGAGGTTGTATAGGTTCCTTGCCGACAAGAACCCCGATGCAGCCCGGCGCGCGGCCAAGTCCATCCGCGAAGGCATGAACATCCTGCGCGATCAACCGGGTGCCGGGCGGCCGGTCGAGGACATGGAGCCGGAATTCCGCGAGTGGTTGATCACCTTTGGCGACAGTGGCTATGTGTCGCTCTATCGGTTCGACGGCGAAACGGCGGTGGTCTTGGCTGTGCGCCATCAACGCGAGGCTGGCTACTGACAGGAAGCCGCGATCACACTTTCCCCTCGACCCAATTTGCAACGATCCGCCCCGGCACGTCGTCCACCGCCCGTTCCGCATCCCGCGCCAGATCCAGCCGCTTCCGCAACTTGACCTGCGGCACCAGCAGAAAAATCGGGACAGTCGCGACCCCACGCCCAGTTTTCGACCTCGATGCCACCGCGCGGCCTTTCGAATTCAACCGCCCCTCGGCCACCAGCAGGCTTGGGCCTCGGCGACGATAGATGAACCTCAGCCGCAACCCGGTGCGGCGTTCCCATTCGCCGGGAGTGATGCGGCCGCCTTTCGTGCTTTTTCCGGCGGCCGGGGTGGGGATGGCCAGCCAAAACCCGTCCTTGGACCGGATCAGCGGGCCGGTATCATGCGCGCCTATGATCACCGGGGCATTTGACCAGATCAGCGCCGCCGCGTTCAGGCTGTCGCCGGATTTGGGGAAGCTGGCGAGGCGGATGGAGTTGCCCAGCCGGGTGCCAAGGCCAGCGCCCGTGATTTGTCCGCGCCAGGCGGATTTCAGGGAGGTGCCCGCTTCGCGCATGGCGGCGGACACTGCCTTTTCCCCGGCGGCGATTTCGGCCTGCATCAGGGAGACGAGGTCGGGGTTGAATTCGACTTTCAACCTCATGATGGCCGCAGGTCCAGTGTCCAGATCAGACGTTCACGGTCGCGCACTGGCTCGCCCTGAATGGTGAAGCTGTCGGCCCCGATCACGATCAGATCGCCGGGTCGGGGATCGGGCAGGTCGGACACACGGACATCCACCATCATGGTGTCGCTGACAAAGCGCCCAGCGCCGAAGTCTGTGATGCGGTCCGGGGCGCGACGGATGATGCGGATCGGGCGTTCCTCGGACGTGGTGCTCGAGAACCAGACAGCGGCCGCCGCCATGGACGGGGTGGCGTAGATCCGGTCCAAGGCGGCGGCGAAGACGTTCATTGCGGTACCGTCAGTTCGAGGTGTGGATGCGGATCGCGATGCGGGGCCGCTTGTTCACCGGCAGGATCGAAGCCTCGGTCATCAGGTCGATCCAGCGGCCCTTTTCGTCGAGATGCTGGCGGGCGTAGAGCGGCAGGCCGAGGGTGTTGGCCGCCTCCAGCAGGTTGGCCGGGCCGCCATAGGTGGTGAAGGTGTCCATCGTGCCCAAGGGGAACGCGATGCCCTCGCTGGCGGGGACCAGCCGTTCGGTGGCCTTGGTGGACAGTGTGACCGTGCCTGCGTATTCCTCGAAGACGATGCCAGCGAAGGGGAAGTTGCGGCGCACATCCTGACGCAATGGCTGCGCGCCGGTGGCGGCGTAGAACTTGTAGGCTTCCTCGGTTTTGGGGTGCGCGATCAGCTTGTCGAAGAATTCGCGGCTGACGAGGGCATGGACGTCCGTCATGCTTTCGCCAAGGAGGTTGTCCTCCATGGCGCGAAGCACCTCGCGGACCTTGCCCTGCACGTTGGTGCCAGCCGTGCCCAGCACGAAGTCGACCGAGATCTGCGCCAAGCCGAATTCGGTGAAGTAGTTGTAGAGCGTGGTGCCAGCGCCATCCTTCACGATGCCGCGCAGCGCGTTCATCTCCATGTATTCGCGGGTCTGGGCATGCTTGCGGCGCATCAGTTGCAGCTTGCGGTTCATCACCTCGACGAGTGGGTCGGCACCGTCAAACACGCCCAAGCTCGGTTGGCCCTGAATATCCCCGGGCAAGATGACGTCATCATGCGGGATCCACGGCAGGGCGAAAGATCGCATCGAGCGCCCCTCGCGGGTACCGACCGTGGCGGGTCCGCCGAGGGGGACGGAGGGCAGCAGGTTCAGCACGCCCTCATATTGCTCGATGATGACCGAGCGCTGGGTGACGCCCTCGAAGCGGAAGAGGCCGATCTGGCCGAGGCGGGTGTAGAGGTTGGGCAGGATGTTGATGGCCTGCGTCATTTCGGCCAGCGAATAGCCGCCAGCGTCAAAGGGATTGCGGACAAGGGTCATGGGATGCTCCGGGGGATGAGGGGGAAGGAATGCTGGTAGCGCGCGTCAGACGCCGTCGCGGGCGATGATGCCGACAGCGGCAAGCTGGCCGATCTTGGTGGTGATTTTCGCGCCGTCATCGACGGTGGGGTCATAGGCGAGGCCTGCGCGCGAGACGATCGAGGGGCCGCGCGCGACGACAATGCCGACGGCATCGGCCAACGTCGCATCGACGGCATAGAGCAGAACGGCGGTCGCGGTCTGCGCGCCGTCGCTGCCGCCGCTGGTGGCCAGCTTGTATTTGCCGCTGGCCGTGATTTTCCCGAGCACCGATCCGACCGGATAGGGCATGCCGATCAACAGAGTGATCACCTCGCGGGTGTAGTTCGGGTTGGCCTCATATTTGAGGACGTCGCCCATGCTGGGCTGTTCCGTCAGGACGGGCATTGTTCAGTCTCCGTGTTTTGGGGGAGGGGAGGTGCGCTGGTTCAGCGCTTGGCGTCGGTCGCGGCCTTCTTCGCGGCGGCGATGATCGGGCTGTCTTTTGCCGCGGCTACAGATGGGGCGGTGGCGATGATGCCAGCGGCATCGCTGCGGGCGGCAAGATCGGCCATGACCCTGGCGCGCAGCGTCTCGGGCTTCAGCCCCTTGGTGACGGCGTCGGCGGCGTCTATCTGCACGCCGAGCCGGGCGGCCTGCGCGCAGACCTGCGCCACCTCGGCCGCCTCGGCGCGCACGGCTTCGGCGGTCATGGTGGTGGCAACGGGCGCTGCCGCGTTCACCGGCGGTTCGGCCGTGGCCGATGTGACCGGGCCTGCAGGCATTGCCGCAGGAGGAGCGGCAACCGGTGCCGGGTTCGGGGTGTCGGTGGGTGTAGTGGTCATCTGCGGACCCTTTCTGCTGGGGGAGGTTGTGCCGCGGGGTGCGGCGGCGAAAGCGTGGAATGCGGTGACGGGATCGGCGAGATCATCGGCCAGACCAGCGGAAATGGCATCGGCCCCGCGTAACACGGCAGCTTCGGTGGCCAGCGCGGCGGCATGGGTCAGTCGGTCGCCACGACCGGCAGCGACGGTTTCCGCGAAGAGGAAGCGGACCACTTCCAACTCGCGTTGCATCTGGTCGTGCACGGCTTCGGGCAGGGGCTGATACGGATTGGCGTCGATCTTGTGCGCCCCGGCATGGATCAGCGTGACCGCGATGCCCTTTTGATCGAGGGCCCCGCTCATGTCGGTATGCAGCGCGACAACCCCGATGCTGCCGACCGCGCCGGTTCGCGGCAGGGTGATGCGGTCGGCTTGGGACGCGAGGACATAGCCAGCCGACAGCGCATGTTCGGCGACAAAGGCATGGATGGGCTTTTGCGCCCGCGCCGCCCGGATGCGGTCTGCCAGATCGAAGGCGCCCGCGACCTCGCCACCGAAGCTGTCGATGTCCAAGGCGATGCCCCTCACGCCGGGATCAGCCAGTGCAGCCTGCAACTGGGCGGCGATGCCTTCGTAGGACGTGAGGCCAGAGGACTGCCCGATCCACGCGCCGCGATGGACCAACGTACCGGCGACTTCGATCACCGCGATGCCATCCACCACCGCAAAAGGTTGTGTGCCATTGCGCTGATGGCGCTGCGCCAGATCATTGCCGAACAGCGAGGCGCGGGCGGGAAGGGCGGCCGTGGCCTGATCTACGCTGTCGACATCCAGCCCTTGGAAGGTGATTTCCTGTCCGGTGATGCGCGGGCCGAGCCCGGACAGGAAGGCCAGCGCCTTGGCCGGGTCCACCATCAACGGCGTATTGAAAGCGCGCTGGGCGATCTGAGCGTGGTGCATCATGCGCCTTCCTTTGTGGCGGGTTTCCCGACTTCGTCGCCCGTACCCTCTGCTGCGGTGCCGTCGCGCTGGTCTTCGCCGTTGCTGTCATCATCATTGCCGGTAGCCGCGCCTGGCCCCTGCGCTGGGGATCCCGGCCGCCGGAAGTCTAGGCCCAGCGCCGCTTCCCGTTTGCGTTCGGCGGCGATTTCGCGGTCGACCTGTTCGGCGTCGTATCCCCGCTCCGCCAAGGCTTGAGTGCGCGATTTCAGGCCCGCTTCGATCTGCAGGATCTCGGCCGAGGCGTCTTTCATCGGGTCGATCCAGTCCCATTTCGTGGGTAGCCAGGCGCAGGCCTGGTATTGGCGGCGTTGGCTGTCATAGCCCGGCAGGTCCAGCGCGCCCGACAGCACGGCCGTGTCCATCCAGCGCACCCAGACCGCGCGGCAGAGCTGATAGACCAACACCCCATGCTGCCAGGCCGAAATGCGGCGGCGGAATTCGATCAAGGAAATCCGTGTGTTCGAGAAGTTCCCCTTGGCGGTGTCGCCGGTCAGGTAGCCATAGGGCACGCCCAGCGCCGCCGCGATTTGCAGCAGGGTGCGATACTGGAATGGCTCATAGGTGCCGCCCGAGTCTGGCGTGGCCGGGGTCGAGACATCCTCGCCGGGATCGAGCCGCACCACTTGGCCGGGTTCGACCTCGAGATCCTCCTCGGTCGGCTCCAGCGGTGTTTCCGGGGCGGGCGAGGTGATGAACATCGCGAACATCGCCGCGATCTTCTTCCGCTCCAGCTCTGCATCATCATAGAGGTCCAGCGTGAACAGCTTGACGATCGCGGCCGCAAACCGCGACACGCCGCGCAGCTGGCCAGCCTCGACTGGATCCAGCACATGGATCACGTCGGCGGCAGGAACACGGACGGTTTCGCCAGCAAGGCCGGGATCGGTCAGATCGCCGGGATGGCGGCGCAAGAAGTGATAGGCGACGCGGCGGCCAATCCCGTCGAATTCGATGCCCTGCCGGATCAGCCCTCCGCCGGGCAGAGTGCGATTCATGTCGAGGGGCACCATTTCGGCGGGCAGCATCTGCAGCTGCAGGGGAACCGACAGCCCATCCTCGGCCCGGCGCGGCCGGATGCGTAGGAACACCTCGCCCGAAAGAAACACCTCGCGCGCCGCCCGGCGCTGCAAGCCATAGAAGTCTGTCAGTAAGCGCAAGCTGGACGGCACTTCGGTTTCAGCTTGACAGCTTGAAGTTCC